CAGACATCTTAGCCTTTACTTCATCGATCGTAGCCTTTACTTCTTGCGACTTAGCGACTTTGCCCATTTCTTCTCGTGACGCTCGCTTTCCCTTTGTTGCATATCCTGCGTTAGCAAGCGCTCGACCGATAGCACTCGTCTCACAATTCTCCAGCGCGCTTGTCGCATTGACGCCGCGTCCCTGAATAGTCTCTTCTGCCAGCCCTGTTGTCCAAGGCCGAACATCCGCCTCTGTGCGATATACAGAAGCCTCAACAATAAAACGACCAGAGCTTGAATCAAGTAACTTCGTGTGAATTTGTCCATCTGGGTGATCCTTCCAAAACTTAATGAGTCGTTCTTCTACTGTTTCGTAATCTTCCAGGTTAAACATATTGCTCGTCCTTTTCTGTGATGAGTTCGCAAGCTAGTGCAAGGTAAGCACATGCGTCGATATAGGAGTCAATGTGATCTGCCGTCTCTTGTAATCTGGCAAGTTTAACTTCGACCATCGCCAAACATGCTTGATGGTCTGAGATTGGAGTTTCGAGCATTTGCTGGAGTCGTAATGCGATTCGAGTCTGATTGATACGAGGATGACCATATATTCGTCCTCGGTCTCCAATGATGTCAGTAGCTGATAATAGGACTTCACTTGCTTTCACACTCTCACCCTTTCTTTTGATGCGTAGTAATCACGGACTGCCTTGCGTCCTTTGATGTAACCCACGCGGATGCCGACGATACGGCCTAGATGAAAATATAGTCCAGATAAGACAATCATGACAATCATGTCACCGAATGATGGATCAAACATTTTGAGCCTTTCTATCAACGCCCTTCGTTGATGGCTCAACTGTCTCACGCCCTAAGGGGGAATTTTAGGAATTTAATATAACGAAACGGTAACGATTATCTGGCGCGTCCATAACGCTTGCCAGCCACTACGAATGTGCCGTCCTTCTCGATATAAATCAGATCAACCTGGACGTTCTTGCCCTCCACATACATAATGGCGAACGCCTGTTGCCAGTTAGCCGATCCCTTAGTATATGAGGCCTTACTGAAGTCCATGAGGTTTCCTACCTCTACCCCATGCAGAACACGCCCTATACGGCCTCCAGAGGCCTCTGAGAAGGACGATCTGCCTGCTCTGTGAGTATGTCCCGAGATCACGCTCTTGCCGTGTCTACGGGCAGCTTCTAGGGCTGATAAGCCCCCTTGTGACTTTATAGGGGTATGGTCGCCATGAACTGCGATCCAGCCCGGGGCGATGTTGTAAGGCTTGCGATGGAAGGTAATACCCAATTGATCCAAACGCATAAACTTCTCGAAGCGAAGCTCTGGCAATGACAGGAATGATGGAATCTTGCGCATTATCTGTGTGTACAAGCGATCCGTATGATTGCTACGAATCATTTGCGTCACCTGGAGATCGTAAAGAACCTGAATAGCCTCCTCGCGATCATCTCCAAGAGTCTGTTCGTATGCTTCTGGCGTTCCTTCTGACCATTTGCTGATTGTGTTGAAATCAATTTCGTCACCTATTGTCACTACTTCATGCGGCTTAAACTTGCTGATAAAACTAACTAGATTCTTAACTGCGTGTCGATCGTGGAACGGAACCTGTAGGTCGCTCACTATGACTATGCGCTTCATTTAATCCTCGTCGTCATCATCCTCGTAGGGTATGCGATCCACGCGGTCGGGGATCGATGGCAGAATCCAGTCAGGGTAAGCATCTCGGTCTTGAATAATGCTTAGGCATAAATCAACTGCAAAACCTGCACGGCGCAATGCGCGATACATCTCATGCAGGCTGATAGCCCATGCATCTAACTGTGAATAAGTATCGAGATCGATGACTTTCTTTCGTGCCATGTCAATAATTATCGCTCTAGGAGTATGTTGTAAATCTCATCGACACGCGAGTTCAGTCTCTTAATTTCAGAAAGTAGATGAGTGATCACATAACCTGCAAGGCCGCCGATTACGGCAAGGCTTGCAAAGTAGAGCGTAATGAAGTCAGTTGTGTTCACTTCTTCTCCACGGTATCGACTGCGGCCTCAATAGCATCCACGACAATATCGGCAACGGCCTTTTTAGCGCGGTAGGACTTGATCGCAGTACGGATGACCGGGATCGCTATAAGTCCAAGAGTTGCATAGATAATTGCTTCCATTATTTACCACCTATCATCGGGATATTGAACCAACTAGAGTCTTCATCGCCCTTGATAGTAAAGCTGACATGCGCATGGTGATTATGCTTATTGATCCCATCATAAGGACGCCAAGCCCAAGCCTTCTTAGCTGAGGCGATCTTGCCATCAAAGATGATGTAACTGATTCTCTTATCGCCAGACTTTGCAAGGAGTCGAATCTGATCGACCAGGTCAGGCATGACATCGGGCTTCCTGCCTTTGCCTGCAAGGTCGCGGTCAACATCGATGGCACGTACCCATCCTTGTGCATCTGGATTATGATCAGACTTGCGCGCAGCGTGTCTTGTATCGCCGATCCAGCCGTCCGAAGTTCGATCTCTACCTGGGAATGCATCATCGATCTGCTCGCGTAATTGGATGGCAGACTTACTTAGGCGAGGTTTCATGCTCATCGTTAGCGCACTCCCATCGCTTTAGATCGTTAAGCAACAATTCTTCATGACCGCATCCAGGCATAGGCTCAATGAATGCATCATCTATAGGATCGTAAGTCATCCCAACGCCTGCATAATTGAAGCGAATTTTCCCGTTGTAACTAGTCCGAACGCACTTCTGACCTCGATAATTTCCATACCAGGTTTCAGGGTCTAGGCCTTCAATCAATTCTGTTTCATCACGGCCAGTAATAACTTCTGTGACGATGTTGTTTTCATCGAGGAACGCATAGTGTGCCATTAGACAGTCACCGTTCCTGTTCCTGCTGTAAATCGATAAACTCTATAACCTGAACGAGTTGGCTGATTGTAAGTTAAACCACCAGAAATTGAGCTTAGCGCTGGATATGTATCTGGGTAGGCAATAATGACAATTCCACTACCACCATTTTTACCTGTCACCGCGCCTTGATTATTACCACCGCCGCCACCGCCGCCAAGATTTGCAGTTCCTGCAGTTCCTTCAATTGTTCCTATACCGCCCTTACCACCGCCGCCTGCACCGCCTGTGCCGCCGTCTAATCCAGCAAAGTTTGCACCACCACCACCGCCTGCATAAGTGACGCTTGCACCAGTAATACTCGATGCCGAACCAGCACCGCCATTACCACCATAATTCGCGCTTCCGCCACCGCCTGCTGCCGATGCACCACCACCACCGCCCGAAGTATAGTTAGGAGTTATCGCTGCTTGTCCGCCGTTATTTCCTTGTGATGGTGAAGTGCTAGGTGTATTACCTGCTCCGCCTGCTGCGTTGCGGCTACCACCACCACCCGAACCGCCAGAGCGACCTGCGGTGCTACTAGCACCGCCACCGCCACCACCTGCCGACGAGATTGTTGCTAATACTGATGCAACTCCATCTGCTGCTGAAGTCGTCGGATTTGCCGTTCCACCTGAACCACCAGCGCCGACTGTTACTGTAAAAGATGCAGGTAATGTAAAAGATGAACCTGTGCGATATCCGCCTGCACCACCGCCGCCGGCTAGATCATATCCTCCGCCTGCTCCTCCGCCTACGACAAGATAATCGGCGATAATTTGATAACCACCAACGCCCAAAATTGCTGCAGTAACATTTCCAATCATTATGCGATTGACCCAACAACGTACCAAGTATCTGTGCCAGTTTTGATACAAGCAGCACTTTTATATTGCGCCAGAGTAGGCTGAGCCGCTACTGCACCAGCAGAAAGAATTGTAGTTGTGCCAGAGGTTACGGCTGAAATAGTGCAAGTACCAAGTCCGATATTTAGGACTGTAATTACTGTGCCAATTGGAAATGCTACAGAAGCATTTGTCGGGATCTTAAACGCGATAGCAGTTGCCTTGTTCATAATCTCTAAGACCTGATAGGCATCTGCAATAACTGCCGTATAGTCGTTAGTATTGGCCGCGCCAATGGTATAGGCAACTAGGCCGTTATAGTCTGCGGCCGTAAAGATATCGCCTGTTGTCGCTGGAAAGCCTTCTGCCATGATTTTCTCCTAGTATCCCATTATGGATTGTCCGATTATACCGTAAGTCGATGATCCGATAATGAATCCTTCAACTATAGGTTCAAGTGTTGTTACTGTGCATTTCATACTGTTAGGGGTTATATCCCAAGCCAAGCCCTGCACTTGCAGGGTCTTTACTATCGTCGAGCCGTCTGGCTGAACATTGGTGATTTTGACGTTATCAAAGTAATCAAGGCCGATCATTGTGTCGGTCGGTACATCTGTATCAAGCAGATCGACCGTCATCGCATCGATGCGGATGGTTGTCTCAGCTCTAGTGGCTACATAAATCTTGGCGATGTCTAAGACTTGAGCATCGGTCTGAGGGATCATGTCTGTGACTGTTGTGCCATGAGGAAAATACTTGGCCGATGAATCAACATTTACTGCAGTCTGTGCCGTGCCACCAATACGGGTCATACTGGCTTGGTTGATGATCAACTTGTCGTCGAAGGCGTAGCGAAGGTCTGAATAAGGAATGCCTGTAGTCTGGTTGAACTCGATAGGCGCTGCAGCCAGGGAACTTACAACGTCATTACGATCCTTAAACTCAGCCGTGCCATCTGTACGGATAAAGAATGCGCCCTGCTCTGCGAACTCTGCTGCCTTAAGAGCTGCTAAGGATGATCGAGATGTGCCCGGGTCTGCCTGGACTGTCGTCGATCCTGTGTCAGTAATTCTCATCGATGTTGGGAATGAGACTTGATCTAAAATCTTGGTGATCCGTGTGCCAGTTGTCTGGCCTGCAGTTGCATCGGTTACTGTCGAGACATTAGCCATCTGAAAGAGGCGGAATGCATCTGAGCAGACGATATCGACGTAGCCGATCTCCTGGCCTGTTGGATAGTAATACTTGTACGAATCGACGTAGCCTGAAAATAAAAAGTGCTGAGTTGTGGCAGTAGTTGCTGCTACGCGAATCTTGCGAAGTGGAGTCAGATAGCCAAAATAGGGACTAGATACATTCTGAGGGTTGAAGTACGAGTCTGGGTCTAAAACTCGAACTGTGCAGTTACCAGTCTCGTAGGTATCGCGCATGATGTTACGGCCACGGCTGATCTTGATCGATCGAGTAACGCTACTGAGATCGACTACTGGATCAGGTACTTCTGTTGATGCGAACTGTGATACGCCGATAACGCCGTTGATAGGGTCGCCAATAGTAAACGGATAGCCGAATGTAGCCCCCTGGCTAAAGTCGAACGAAACCGAAATAGTGGCAGGAAGACTCATAGTGCAATAGCGCCCTTAGCGCCGAAGCGGTTGGTCGATGCGAATGTGCCAGATAGTGAATCGTTTACCTGCTTCTGTGTGATTGCTCCAGTTACAACATCTCCATCGAGGTAAACTTCAACATTAACTGCCGCTTGGTTAGCGCTCTGGAATGAATTGACTGCTGCCATTAATTCCATTTGAGCGTCTGAGAAGGTCGATGATGGGGCTACTGGCGCAGTCTGTAATTGTGCTACGGATACTCCGAGAGATGATGCCGTGTAATTTAGAAGCTCGCTTGGTAGCGTCCAGTTGCGATAAGGGTTAGGAGCCTCTGGGGTTGTCAATAGTGATTGGCGCAACTCGTTCTGTCGCTTGACTGCTGCATCTAATTGATCAGATAAAGACGTGGCAAGATTGGCGTTACCTTCTAGGATCGACTTCTGTAGCAATAACGATAGGCGATCAGTCTCGCTGATCTGACCCTTGAGAGCAGCCTCTAGGCTGATAGCCTCTAGATTAAGCGTCTTTGATGCCTTCTGTAGGGCTAAAGATTTCTTGTTAGTGTCAAGAGTTTTCTTTTGTAACGCGGCTAATTCACGGGCGCGCTTTGCTGCTGCTGCTTCTGCTGACTTACGCGCAGCAACTTGTGCTGATGTCTCATAGATACCCATTGGTTGAGAACCTAAGTAGCCAGTTGATGGCGCATTACGTCTAAACTTTGCTGCCTTCTCGGCTGCTTCAATAGCCGCTAAAGCATTCTTCTCGTAATCATCGAACGGATTGAAACTAGCCAAAATGGCGCGATCGCTAGTAAGGACGTATAACTTACGGAATCCGAATACTACTGCTGAGACTGTATCTGCAATCTTTGTGGCAAGGGTATCGATCTGGTTTACGAATTGTGTTGTATCGCCTGCAGCGAATACTGAGACTAGGGAATCAACAAGCGCTCCGCCAATCTTCTCGCTTGCTTCACCTGCTGCGGTTGTGATGAGCTGCAACTTGCCTGCGTAGGTTGTTAAGAACTCTGCATTAGCGCCAGAAAATTGCTTATTGAGTCGTTCTTGGACGTCTGCGAACTTCATGGTCTTTAGTTCGGCTTGAGATAGTCCTAGTGAATACTTGCGAAGCCCACGAGTCTGACCGACGTAAGCGAGGCTAAGATCATTGACTACTGTCTCGTAATCGACGCCAGACCCGGCGGCGATATCGGTCGCTTGGGTAAGTAATTCTTGAGCCTTAGTGACTGATCCAGTAGTCTGCAATAGGCGTTGCATTGCTGGACGTAATTGATCGTCGGTAACGCCAGACATTTTAGATAGATCAGAAATATAACGCTCGATGCGTGGAGTCTCAAATTCTAGGCCAAGATTCTTAACGGCTAGGGCAAGGCGATTGGCCGCCTTCTCATCCTCGATGAAAGCCATTGAAGCGTTCTTTGCGAACTTGAGAAGCTGCTGCGCTCCAAATACTGCTGCAAGGCTCTTGCCCAATCGCTTGACTTGCTTATCAAGAGCGCTAACACTTTTGCTCGTGTCGCCAAGTGCCTTCTTGCCTTTATTCTCGACTACAATTGGAATCCGTAACTCAGCCATTGTTGTTGCCTTTCGCGTTAAACTTAGCGGCGGCCTTCTCTAGGGCTCGGATTACTCCAACCTTGGCCTTGCCTTGATCCTGATCGTAAGCCTTAAACATCGCACGGCCTTGCATCTTGTTACGGCCTGCAAATGAGCCTTGAAATCTTGGTGAAAAATTGCCAGTCATTCCAGACTTACGTCCGGCGGTCTCAACGATTGCACCTGCTGCAGTCTTATTGTGGATCGAGACTGACTGCACCCATCCCTGGCGATTAGGCTTAGTAGGCGTGAGCTTGTATCCAATTCCTCGACGAGCCTCGGCAGCGTCATACATAGGGAACTTGGCAGTCTTTACTTCATGCTTTACGAATCCAGATGGAGCCTCTGCATTAGATGGAAGGAATCCTCTAGCCTTCTTTACAACTGGCTTAAGAAATCCGACCATCTCATCGCGAGTTTCTTTGTCTAGATCAGGCGAGAATTGCTTAAGAGCCTTGCGAAGCGCACTAGCGCCTTTTAGCTCTGTAGGCATCTGCCTGCTCCTTTGCTCTATCCTTCAGCGCTTTAAGTAGCATCTGAAGCATCGATGAATCTAAATCGATTAAA